TTAGTCATTCAGGTTCAACGTAAGCGCTTCGATGGCGAAGATTGAATATATAACCAAGCCACCCGGTAAAGTTCTCGAAGAGTTCGCCGATTGTAGGGCGCGCAACTCATTCATCATGGGGCCACTAGGCTCCGGCAAGACAGTCCAAGTCATCCTTAAAATGCTAGAGCTGATGTGCGAACAAGCACCGGTCACTCGGGAGACGCATCCCAACTACGGTGTACGGCTCAGTCGGATCATCGCGGCACGTAATACTTACAGCGAACTATTCTCCACGACCATCAAAGACTGGTTAGAGGTGCATGGGGAGCTGGGGGAGTTCAAGCAGGGCAACAAGGAACCGCCCACGCATAAGATCCAGTTCAAGTTAGAGGATAACACGACGGTACGCAGTGAAGTCATCTTCATCGCCTTTGATCGCCCTGATCACGTTAAGAAGGCGCGGGGTATCCAGACCACATGGGTATGGCTAAACGAGGCCAAGGAGCATTCTAAGAGCGTTGTGGACATGCTCGACCTTAGATGTGGCCGTTACCCGTCGATGAAGGAAGGCGTACGACCAACACACTACGGAATGATAGGGGATTCAAATGCTCCAGATGAAGATCACTGGTATTACCGATTGGCTGAAGAAGAAAGGCCGGAAGATTGGAAGTTTCATCGACAACCGGGTGGAGTCTATCGGGAGGGAGATGGTTGGTATCTCAATACCAAAGCGGAGAACCTCCACAACCTTCCAGAAGACTACTACCGGCGAGGGCTACAGGGCAAAAGTGATGACTGGATTAAGGTCAATCTGGCTAACGAGTATGGCTTCGTCTCAAGCGGTAAGCCGGTACATCCTCTATACACTGACTCTATTCACTGCTTGCCTGATCTTTACATTCCTAATAACGATTCACCTGTCGTATTGGGTTTTGATTTCGGTCGGACACCAGCTTGCGCGTTTCTACAACGTGATTCGCTCGGTCGCTGGATTTGCTTCGACGAATTCTGTCTAACCGATAGCGGAGCTGTGGACTTTGCGCCAAGCCTAAAGCGATACATCGACGCTAACTATCCTCACATCAGGTTCCGTGGCTGGGGCGATCCCTCGGGCGACAACAAGAACCAAGCGAATGCGGATACACCATTCAAGATCATGCGAGCGGCTGGGATACCCTGTACGCCAACGCTGTCCAACGACCCTGCTTTACGACGTGCGGCGCTTGAACTACCCATGAAAGAGTTGTGCATGGATGGCAAGCCTAGATTCTTGATCAGCCCCAAGGCAAAGATGATTCGCAAGGGATTACAAGGCGGGTTCTGCTATCGACGTATTCAGGTATCAGGTGAGAAGTACACCGATGAGCCTGACAAGAACGAATACAGTCACCCGGTCGAGGCGCTTGAGTACGCATTGCAGGGCGAAGGTGAAGGCAGACAGGCGCTGTCTAGCGGTCAAGTGAGGCGTCCGATACGTAAAGCGGAGATGTCATTCAGTGTCTTCTGATTGCTATGTCGTGTTTACGAATGACGACCATCATTGGTGGAGTCCGATACTACATCCGACGATCAGACATTGTTACGTGATCAAGCCCGAGAATGGTAAATGGATTGTGTTTGGCAAGACGACAAAGGGCGTGGAGATATACACAACGGATGATGTGACCCATGTTGTCGAAAATGATATCATCGTGAAGGCTGTAATTAGAGAACCCCGGCGCTGGCTGTTCATGTTGAATACTTGCGTTGGTTACACAAAGCAAATGCTGGGGATCAGTAACCCATTTATTCTGACCCCGCATCAACTGTATAGGTATTTGCAAAATGAAATCACCGAAAGCACCTAAGCCCACAGCACAGCAAATCGCTGTTGAGCGTCGTCAAGCGGCGGCACTGGATGAAGAGATCGCGGAGCAGGAAGAGCGTTTCCGTGCTATGGCTCGCGGCAAGCTAGGAACCAAGTCACTGTTAGGCGGCGTACCTCGTAGTCGTCAAGCGGCGGCAACTGGTGGCGTTCGTGCCGCTCCAGCTCGAACTATGCTTGGCGGAGGCGGTGGAGTATCGCCATCATCACCTCGTCGTGGCGGTGGTCGTCCCGGCACCTATCCCGGCACTATGCCCCAACTTCCATAGGTAAAAGCTATGAGCTTGCCCCCGCATCTAGGCTCGATCCATGACATAAAGGAACGAGAGCAAAAGGCGTTCAATACGCAGTCAATGTGGCATGACCAGCTACAGGACGTGTATGAATATTTCTTACCTCAACGCAACTTGTTTGATCGTGATGACAAGGGGCAGAAGAAGATGGACCGCATCTTTGACTCGACTGCGTTGACAGCTATCCAACAGGGCGCGAGCAAACTACAAGAGAACATCGCACCGATCATGTCGCGCTGGGCTACCTTCCAGCCTACCGACGAAATAGTCCGATTGGTCGAGACAGGTCAGTTCGATGTGTCAGAAGAGGACATTCGGGCGAACCTAGACCAGCAATGCGAGCTGGTATTTGACTATATCAACCGTTCTAACTTCCATACGCAGTTCTATGAAGCGGCGCTCGATCTATTGGTAGGCACTGCCACCATGAAGATCGAAGAGACGGACGACGAGACCAACCCTATTTGCTTTAGCACGATCCCACAGAAGGGCATTGCGTTTGAAGAGGGTCCGTATGGCGGCGTTGAGACGCATTGGCGGCGGTTTGAGGTTAAGGCTCGGTTGCTAGAGCGTATGTGGCAGGGCTTTGAGGCGTCACAGAAGATCCGCAACATGATCGAGAACAGCCCCAACAGCGAAGTCCGTGTATCTGAAGGCGTCATCTATGACCCTAAAGACAAGAAGTATTACGGATGCTTATGGGTGGCAGAAGAGAGCCAATTCTCATGGACTGAAGACTTCGGGCAATCAAGCCCTTGGGTTACTGGTCGCTACACTAAGGTAGCTGGCGAGGTCCGTGGTCGTGGTCCAGCTATGCAATCACTGCCTGATGTACGCTCATTGAACAAAGCCAAAGAGTTTGTATTGCAGAAAGCCGCAATCGACCTTGCAGGTATGTACACGGCTACTGACGACGGCGTTACTAACCCGTACAATATGGTTATTGCACCGGGTGTCGTGATCCCAGTCGGATCAAACAACACCAACAACCCTTCTATTCAACGTCTCGATACAGGATCGAACCTTGCTCTCGCGCAATTCGAAATCGTGGAGCTTCAGAACGCTATCAAGTTGGCACTGTTCAACGATCTGCGTGATCCTGCTGGTCCTGTTCGTAGCGCCACTGAGGTTGCTATTGAATCCAGAGAGCTTGCAAAACGGATCGGGTCGGCCTTTGGGCGACTTCAGACCGAGATACTCGTACCAATACTCAAGCGTGTCGTCGCTATACTGACTCGACGTGGATTGATCGTCCCTATCGAACTAGATGGGCGTGATGTGCAGATCAAGTTCACCTCTCCACTAGCAAGGGCGCAGGATGGCGAAGATCTACTAGCCGTTCAGCAAGCCGTACAGTTCGTATTGGGTACGTCCGGCCCTGAGCAAGTACAGATTGCCTATAAGATCGAAGACTTCGGCACATGGGCGGCGAACAAGACGGGAATGCCGTCAGACTTAGTGCGATCTGATATGGAGAAACAGCAGATCATCCAAGCTGGCGCGCAGGTCAAAATGATGGAACAACAACAACCACCAATGGAAGCTGAATGACTTGGGACACAATTGAGGGCGCAAGCCCAGACGCCAAGAAACAGAAAGCCAAAGCACAAGAACAGATCACCCAAATGACCAAAGCCTATGCCCGGTGCTTCAATACTGAAGACGGGCAGAAGGTCTTGGAGGATCTCACGCGTCGCTTTCTATTCGACAACGCAACATCCCTATCCAGCCAGAACGTCGCGTATGAAGCGGCGTATCACAATGGCGAGGCGGGTGTTATTCGCATGATCATCCACTACATACAGCAGGCGGAGAGACAATGAGCGAAGAACCCAAGAAGCGAACGCGCAAAGCAAAGCCCAAGTACGAGGTCGTATGCGAGCAAACGGATCATCTTGAAAAGATTGGGTGCGAACTTGATTGGCTCAAGCCGTTACATGAGCGGTATGGCTTCGATAAGTTCGAGTATATCCACAAATTCCGTGCATTCCGGTGCTATAAGGACGGGCGACACGTTGATTGGATCGACGTAAACAACCTAGCCCTGATCAATGGCAAGCGGAGGCTGGAAGCTATCCTAATGAAACACCAACCCATAAGCCCTAAGAGGGCGATCATTAACTATCCTTGGAGATAATCATGGAAGAACAGGCCGTAGAGAGCAACGATACCCTGAAATCATTAGTAGATGCCGCTGAACCCACATTAGGTGAAGGCGAATTCTTTCTAAGTGAGGGAATCAAGGGCGTAGGCGATCAACCTGAGTGGTACAAAGCCGACAAGTACAAGTCAATTGCAGAGCAAGCCAAGGCATACACCGAGCTAGAGAAGAAGTTCGGCGGATTCACTGGCGCACCTAAAGACGGCTATTCGGTTGCTGAAGGTGTCGATGCGGATGATGCGTTGTGGGGCGAGCTGGTCGAGTTTGGCACCAAGCAGAATATGTCTCAGGCCGCTATGAATGAGGCATGGGAGCTACTGACAGCACAAGAGCAAGCCATTGAAGAGGTTTCACTTGAGACTGAGATGGCAAAGCTAGGTGATAACGCTGTTGAGCGTATCAAGGTTGTTGAACAGTACATGAAGAACAATCTCGATGGCGATACATACGAGGAACTCCGTTACGCTGTAAACAGTGCTGAGTCTGTCCAACTGATCGAGGCGCTGATCAAGTCAACTGCCCCCGCTAAGTTGCCGATTGATGGTTACATTCAACCCGGCGGCGTTACATGGGATGACATTGAGGCTGAGATGTTCAAGAAGCATGAGAGCGGTCAGATGCTCCGTGCAGTCGATCCCAACCATGAACGTAAGATACAGCGCATGATGAAAGAGTTTGGCGGTGATAAGCCATACGAACGCATTGTTGGCTGACACGTTTCTTGTGGTATCATAGAGAGATCGGATACCCCTTTCACAAGGCCCGGTAGTTTTTAGGTTGAACGACTGACCGACTGCCGGGTACTCAGTCTAAAACCTCTTAATCATTTTTATACATTTGACATAGAGGAGACTGAATCATGTCAATTAATCTCTCCGCAGTAGCGGTAACCGAATTTGACAGCATGGTAAAGCACGCTTATGCGAACGCTGGCTTGCTCAAGAACGCTGTCACACTCCGAAACAACGTCGTAGGTGATACCTACAAATTCCGTCGTATGGGCAAAGGTCTTGCAAACCAGAAGACTAGCTCCGCTGATGTTGACCCAATGGACGTAGGACACGAGTTCAAGACTGCGACTCTCGCAAACTGGAACGCGCCTGAGTACACAGACATCTTTGACGCACAAGAAGTTAACTTTGACGAGAAGCAAGAGCTGGCAACTACAATTGCTGGTGCCTTGGGTCGTCGTTGTGATCAGCTTGTCATCGACGCGATGGACGCTTGTACTCCACTGACAACTGCTGTTGCCGCTGGTGGTACTAACTTAACTATCGCCAAGGTTAATTCAGCTCAAGTTGAGTTGCGTGATCAAGGCGTTCCAAACACTGAGCTTTTCGCTGTAATCGAAGCTGGTGGTTTGGGTGGTCTGTTGAACGACGAGAAGGCAACTTCTGGCGACTATCAGGCGATCAAGGCTCTTGTATCTGGTGAGATCAACACTCTTGTTGGCTTCCAGTTCATCATCCTTGAGACCCGTGCCGAAGGCGGTCTAACTGAAGCGGCTAACGTCGTTGACTCTTGGTTCTTCCAGCGTCCATCAGTTGGCCTTGCTGTCGGTATCGACATGAAGACTGAAATCAACTACGTCGCACAGAAAACCTCTTGGCTTACTAACGGTATGCTCAAGGCTGGTTCTGTTGTACGTGACGAAGGTGGTTTGGTTAAGGTCCAGTACGACAAGACTGCATAAGTCTTATCCGGCCCCTTCGGGGGCCATTCTATTTCTAGGTGAGTTATGGCGAGCAAGATCGACTTAATCAGCAATGCGCTTATTCTGATCGGGGATACTCCGATTAATTCACTGACGGGTGGATCACGGCGCGAGACTGTCGCAAACAATCTGTACGACAACATTGTCCAGAACGAGCTAACCAAGCATCGCTGGGGCTTTGCACGTCGTAAGGCACAGATATCTAAGCTGACAGACACCCCGATTGATCCTAATGGCTGGACATCTATCTACCAGCTACCCACTGATTTACTATTCCTAATCACTGTTTCCCCTGATGCTAGTTATCAGGTGTACGGCGATAAGGTTTACAGCAATTCATCGCAAGCCCTGTACGCTGACTACATTGCAAACGTCACTGAAGATGAGTGGCCCGTGTACTTTTCCAAGATGATTGAGTACGCACTGGCTATGGACTTCGCGGCAAGCATTAGAGACAGCTCTGCGGCACGAGGTGAGATGGCGTCGGCTTATGTGAATGCGTCCCGTATGGCGCGATTCACGGACTCTCAGCAACATCCTACGCAACCGATACGAAGCAACCCATTTACTAATGTGAGGTTCTAATGGCTAAGACTCGATTCATTCAGTCTAGCTTTGTAAGTGGCGAGTTATCCCCGCTTCTCAAGGGTCGCATTGATATCAACCAGTATTATCAGGCGGTAGAGACTGCCGATAATGTTGTGATCGTCCCTCAAGGCGGCATGAAGCGTCGTCCCGGTACTGAGTACATTGGGACAGTGGTTGAGAACCTGAGCCGATACAAGGGCGCTCCCACCATGCCTAACGGCGGTTCAGCGTCGATTATCAACGACGGCAATGATGCGACCACGACCTCGACAACGACTCCAATCGGCACGACTAATCCGTACTCTGTTGTTGAGTATGACTTTGGCAGTCCTGTTTGGAGAGACTTCTTTGATCTGCGCCAGATCAGCCTGTCATCCGGCACGAGCGATGAGTTTAAGATTCAGAAGTCTACCGATGGCATTAACTGGTCAGACGTTGAAGATGTGCCACTGATTGGAACCTCTCCACAAAACATCCGGGTGACGTTGGTACAGCCCCTTGGAGAGTTTACTGAGGCGCGTTACTGGAGACTTGCGCGTGTTGGCTCATCCAACTTGGGATCTGCAACGGTCACTGCCGCTGATGTCAACGCTATGTATCAGAACGGAACCCTTGAAGCACCCAAGCTAATCGACTTCAGTGTTGAAGATGACCGGCATTACTTGATGGAGTTCACGTCAGACAACATCAGGGTCTATCGCTCTCCCAGTACCTTCGTTGCAGATATCAAGCCAACGTATTCAAGTCTTGACGAGGCTGACGTTCTGAACATCCGAGCGGCTCAGATTGAAAACGTCATGCTGGTGTTTGGCAACTTCGAGCCAATGCGCATTGTTAATCTGGGTACAGATGCCGATTGGTTTATAGACAACATCCCTTTCATTAACATCCCGCAGTACGACTTCGACGATGCACAAAGCCCAACGCCTGTTAACGAAGTTCAGATTATGAGTCTTGGCCACTCTGGCGGGCCAAACTGGAAAAACGGCGATAGATTTGAGATTGATATCGAGGGTGTAACCTCTAAGTCGATTACCTACGCGGGTGATACTGGCACTGACGAGCAATCCTCGACCGTCTTCAACATCCAAAAGAACCTGCAAGAAATGCCTGTTTTTGGCGATACGGGTGTATTGGTAGAAAGAATAGCCGACGATGAATACAGGATTACGATTTCTGGCGAATCAACTAAAGATTTCGAGTTGTTTTCTGCGTATGTAACGGAAGGTGACGCAGATCACGAGATTACTTTTACGAAAGTTGCGCCCGCAGGCTCTCCACGCAAAGAGGATGTCTGGTCGTCTACCCGTGGCTGGCCTAAAAGCGCGTGTTTTTACGAAGGCAGATTGGTACTTGGTGGCACTCAGTCAAAGCCTCAGTCGATCTTCATGTCTAAGACCGGCGCATTCTTTGACTTCGACATTGATGATGGGGATGACGACGAGGCAATCTTTGCGACTATCTCATCACGCAAGCTCAATGACATCATTGACGTGTACCCCGGTCGTAACTTGCAGATCTTTACGTCGGGCGCAGAGTTTTCAATTACCAGTAGACCCGTCACCCCGTCTAATATCAGCATCCAACCGCAGACCTCACACGGCGCAAGCAACATTGAGGTGCAAGATGTTGATGGCTCGACCATATTCATAGACCGTCACGGTAAAGCCCTGCTGGGCTTCCTGTATTCCTTTAACGAGGACGCTTACACCACAGACGATAGGTCGGTACTGGCCTCTCATTTAATCAACCAGCCGGTCGATATGGCGCTTCTGGCGGGTACTGCGAGTGATGATGCTAACTGGCTGTTTGTTGTGAACAGTGACGGTACGGCTACGATCCTAAATACCCTGAGAAGTCAGGACATTAACGGCTATACCAAGTGGACAACGGACGGAAACATCAAGAGCGTTTGTGTTGTAGACGAAGAGCTGTATATATCTGTTGAGCGTGAGGTAAATGGCGCGACACTTATTTACATTGAGCGATGGGACTTCACTCATAAGCTAGATTGCTCAGTCAAAAAGACAGCCGCCCAGCTTGGTATCGGCGCAGTCACGCACTTATTCAATGAGCAAGTGCAAATTATTGTTGATGACAAAGGATATGTATTGCCACCCAGAACTGTTGGGACATCTAATGTGATTAGCTTAGACCCTAATGAGGTATATGCCGGTGATTACGAGGTTGGTTTGTTATTCACGCCGGTAATTAAGCCCATGCCTTTAAATACCAACATCGGATCAGGCCAGAACCAGATGCGATTGAAGAAAATCGTACGCATGAACGTACGTGTCTACGAGTCTTCTGGCATAAATATTGACGGCATCCCTGTTGCTATCCGTGCATTTGGCCCTGCTGGGGATGAATCACCATTAAGTCCTGAGTCTATTGTCCCAGTCAGTGGCATAATAGAGGACGTTTACGATATTAACGGATGGAACAGAGAGGTCATGCCGACGATTACTTGTCCTGATCCTACTCCCATGCACATACAGATGATTGAATACGAGGTCGAAGGTAACTGATGAACCTTGCCCTACAGGATGGAATCTTTAAAGCGCAAGACTTGATGCTTCAAATGCCTCAAGTTGAGTGCGAAGTGTTCCATCATTTTTCTGACGGTCTATATGCGCGGGAATTGCACATACCGGAAGGCGTTGTTTTGGTTGGGGCGTTGCACAAAACGCGGCATATGTTTTTTGTTCAGAAAGGCCAATGCACTGTAATCACACATGAAGGCGAAGAAACAATCACTGCGCCATATATGGGCGAGACAGTTCCGGGTATTAAGCGAATCATTCGTGCTGATACCGATTGCGTATGGATTGGGTTTCACGTTACCGATAAAACAGAACCTGATGAGATCGGTAAGGACATATTAGAGGATTGGGTATGTGGGTAATAACAGCGATTGCCGTAGCGGGAGCCGGTGTTTCAGCTTATGGTCAGGTGCAGGCTGGCAAGGCACAAGAGCAACAACTGAAAGAGCAAGCGAAACAAGAAGAGTTTGCGGCTCAGAGTCAGGAGCTACAGCGTCGGCAGGAATTAAACCGGGCGCTAGCGGCTAATGTGGCGGCTCAATCTGTAGCAGGAATATCTGGGGAAGGTACGCCAGCAAGTCTGGCATTAGCGAGCGCCGAGCAAGTTGGATTAAGTGAAGCCACCATTGACCTATCAGAACGCCTACGAAGATCGGCACTAATACGTCAAGGCAAACAAGCGGCGCAACTTGGTAAAATTCAAGCGGCAAGTACTTTATTAAAAGGTGGCGTTCAAGCCTCTCAACTCAACTAGCGCGTACGGAATAAATAGTTATGGCTCAGAAGCGCATTGATTACTACGGCAGGTTTACACCGACAGGTGTAGATACGTCTCAGGCTAAACGCTTGCAGGCGCTCTCTGGCTTGGCTGAACAGGTCGGCGACATTGCGTTTGAGGTTGGGACTAAGATCCAAACGAAGCGCGGTGCGGAAGCTGGTCTGGCGGCTGGAGCGAAGGCAATAGAGACGGGAGAAGCGCCAGAAGCAAAAGAAGGGTTTTTGTCTCAAATATCTGTATTCGATCAGGCATACAATGACGCTATGCGTGAGTCGTATATCGCTGGCGTAAACAATGACGCTAGAGAAAACATTGCTCGCATTGCCGCCGAAAATTACCGCGACATTGAAGGCTTTGAAAAGAGCGTCACGAAGTATCGTCAAGGTCTTATTAATTCGGTGGGTGAAGATTTTTCCGATTCTGTAAGCGTGTCAATGGACTCCCTTATCAGCTCTGCACGGATAGGCGTACAGAACGAAGTCGCTACTTTTAATTTACAAAAAGCGAAGGATGAGCTAACGCAGGGCGCGGCAAACGCGCTTGATAATGCAATTAAACTTGGAATGCTTGGCGATCAGGTCGGATCTGATGCTCAGTTGCAATCAGCGTACACGTCTATTGACGGCTTAGTGAAAGGTCGATTCTTAACAGAGACAGAAGGCCAGCAAGCAAAAAGAGAAGCAGTTGCAGGTGCGCTTACAGCTAGAGCCAGATACGGATTGCAGGAAACTATTAAGCGGGTAGAGAAGGCCGCAGAGAAGGCCGCAGAAGATGGCGATTACTCAGTAGACGGCACGGAAATAATCTCTTATATCGACAGCCTTACAAACACTCCGGTTTCAGACATGACGGCGGAAGATCAGCAAGCAATGAGTAAAGTATTGCTGTCTGACTGGGATGAGTGGTGGACTACCAAAACCAGATTTGAGGCAGACGAGGCAAAAGCCACAACCAAAATGCAAAACAACAACTTTAGATCGCTGTCTATTGGAATCGTTTCGGGTACAACCGGGCAAACAGAAATTACACGCGCGGCAAGCGCCAAGCAGATTACCGGCTCCCAGCTTAACAGTCTGGCGTCCATCCTTTCCAATCGTGGCAGTGGTTTTGATGACCCCTCAACTATCTACACAATTGAAAGACGAATGATTGATGATCCAGAGGCGGCAAGTGAGTTAATTGCAGAAACGCTTGCAAGTGACGAACCCAAGCTAACTGATAAAACCGCAATGGATTTATACAGGAAAATTGACGCCAACCCGTTGCTAACCACACCAGATGCTAAGAAATATCGCAGAGTCTTACAGCGCACAGTGGCTATTGTCGATGACAGTGGTTTCTTTACTGGCACTGCGGCTCAACGAGAAAGAGCTGTTGTTTTAGAGCTTGCGTTTGATGACGCGATAATTGCCGGAATGAATCCAAAGGTTGCGGCATTTACATTAATAGATATTGGCAATATAAGCGCTGATTACGAAAACCCAGAGCAAATACAATCTGCCCTAAACAGTCTGAAGGAAAAAGCGGATTCTGGAACTTATGTTTCTGAGACTCCAGATTATCAGCAAGTGACTCAGGCAGAGTACGACTTAGAAGTAAAAAATCTTCAAGAGCAATTGGCAGTGTTTCAGTCGTATGAGCGTCTTGAAAATGTGATTAGGTCAGAAGTGCCAAAGGGTATGACGATGGAAGAGTACCTTGAAGAAGAAGCAAAGAAGCTAGGAAACTAAAAAATGGCAGGACGAGCAAGTTTTATAGAATTATCTCGACGCGCCTTGGCTGGTGATGAGGATGCTTTAATTTCTTTGCGGACTGAAGACGCTGATGTGCCAGATGAAGACTTGTTGCGCCGCGCACAAAATCGTATTAACAGGCTTGAACAGCAAGAAGCGCGAGTCCCTATTGAAAAGCCTCAGCCATCAATCAAGGCTTATCACGGTACGCCTCATGTATTTCCAGATGCTCAGATTGTTTTAGATGTGGGGACTGGCATGGAGTATGTCAGGCGGATGGATGACCCAATTATCAAAAACTTAATGGCGAAAGAACCTGATAGGTTTGAAGTTCTTCAGCAAAATGAGCTTGGGGTTTTTGATCCTAGCAAAATTGGGACTGGCGAAGGCGCTCAAGCATACGGTTATGGCGGCTATCTTGCTGGAAACATAGAAACCGCTAGAGGTTACAGAAGTTCGCTTCTCGGACAGCATGGAATAGAAGACACGATCACCATAGATGGCAAACCGCTATCCGATTTATATACAGATTTAATGAATCAAGAAGCAAAAGGCGCATCTGATGCCATAGAAAAAATGCAGATTCTTGAAGATTTAGAATTTGGCGGCGATGTTCTTGCTGTTGAAGAAGCAATAAAAGCAAAAGACTACTCAGAAGAAACCGTTAAATGGTTCGAGTCAATTAGGCCAACGATTAAGCGCCCCGGTGCTTTATATGAAGTAAACATAAAGGCAGATAAATCCGATCTATTAGATTGGGATGCTGAATATGCAGATCAATCCGAAAAAGTTAAGAGTGTTGTTGAAAAATATAGAGATGGCATTGAGCAGTTCTTGGAGGATTACACAACTGTTAGTCCAGATTTGGATGCTCTTGACGGCCAGTATATCTATAACACTATGCGAAGAGCTTTAGAGTACGACTATATAGATGTGCCTAAAGACATTTTAAGCGCGATTGAACAAGGAAGCTCTGATAGAGCTGTTTCAATGTTGTTAGAGCGTGATGGCGTGTCAGGCATTAATTATCTTGATGGCGTTAGCAGAAGAAAAGGCGAGGGCGTTAATAACTATGTTATTTTCGACCCTAAAGTTTTGGAGATATCCAAGAAGTACGGAGTCAGCATTCCTCTTGCTGGTGCGTTGGTAGCCAACACAGAACAAGCTCAAGCGCAAAACCTAGACGATATAAACCTCAATGAAATAGCAGAGTTTTGGGAGCCTGAGTTTTTTCAAGACGATTTAGACTCGCAAGTATTAGAAGCCAGAGAGCAAGCAAATGCTGATAGTGGCCCATACGCGCAACTAATGGCTGACAAGAGAGCAAGAGAAGCCGCGACAGAAACCGCCGAAGCCGATCAAATTGCAACTAGAGATTTAGCAAGGCTTGGGCCGGGCGGCACTGCGGTTGCTGGTCTTAGCAAGATTATAGATTTAGACCCTGTTGGCACGGTAATTGAGCTACCTCGTCAAATTCTAGCTGGCTCGCTTGATGCGCTTACAGAGGCGGCAACAACATTAAATGAAATGTTTCCACTAGGGCCAGAGGAAGGCTTTCAGTTTGAGATAGAAGCCGAGCCGAGGACTGTTTTGGGTGCGGGCGCTCGCGGTATAAGTCAGTTTATGACGGGCTTCATTCCTGCGCTTAAAGGCGTTAAGACGCTAAAGATTGCAGAGACAGCAAGAAAGGCGGGGAAAGCGGCGGGAGCGGCTGGGGCAATTACAGAGGGCGCTATTGCTGGCGCACTGACGGATGCGTTTGCCTTTGACCCAGATGAAGAGCGCCTATCAAACCTAATTAAAGATTTAGGAATTGAAACGCCAGTCACAGATTACCTTGCGGCCTCACCAGATGACACTCGCGCAGAGGGCAGAGTTAAAAACGCGCTTGAGGGTTTGGCGCTTGGTGGCTTAGCTGACGGATTGATGACAGCATTCCGAATGTATAAGGCTCGTAAGCCAATACAAGAGGCGGCCCAAGAGCAAGGCAAGAGTGTTGATGAGCTGGTTAATGAAGCAATGCAAAGCTACAAAGGCGGCGCTGATTATGTAGAGCCAGCATTACGGATGCCGGAGGGCCAAGATTTTTTGCCATTCGATGAGGCTTTGGATGTTGTCCAGCCGACAATTAGGCTTGATGCACCGTCCGGCTCTACACTGGCAGATCCAGAAGACGCGCAAAACATTAACCTTGGTCGCTTAGATACAGCCGATGACGTTAAAGACTTGCTTGATTCAGTGGCAATTGCTGACGCTGACACAATTAATGAAGCGCGCGGGCAAAAAATAACCAATGCCGAACTGGTTGAATTAGCTGATCAGGTTGGCATGACGCCCGAAATGCTACTGAGAAGACGACCGCGTGAGGCGTTTACTGCGGAAGAAGCGCTTGCCGCCCGACAAATTCTTGTCGCCTCTGGAGAAAATATTATAAGGCTTGCAAAACAGGCCGAGGTAGGTGGAGATCTTGAGTTAGCTTTGTTGCGTAGAGCAATGGCACAGCATCAAGCGATTCAGCACCAAGTTGCTGGAATGACTGCCGAGGCAGGTCGCGCGTTGCAATCATTTAGGATTCAAGCGCAAAGCACCAAAGAACAGCAAAGGGCTATTGAGGACGCCATTAACGACAGCGGTGGCTTCGACATTAACAAACAGCTTGCGAAACGCCTCGGTCAATTGGAAAACTCTAAAGAAGTTGGGCAAGTCCTTAGCCAAATGCACGGCAATAGATGGTGGAACGCTGGGAGCGAAATGTTCATTAACGGAATATTGTCTGGCGCACCTACGCACATGGCAAACGTGACTTCTAACTTGTTTGTTAATGCACTGACCGTAAGCGAAAGAAAAGTTGCCTCTATGTTTGGTGATTCAATTCAGCCCGGCGAAGCGGACGCAATGCTTGTTGGCATGGTTCATGGAATGCGAGATGGCTTTAGGCTTGGCTGGCAAGCGCTACGAACAGGCGAGCCGTCAGATCAGTTTGTAAAAATTGACACCAATAAATACAAGGCTATCGCTGGCGAAAAGTTCGGTCTTACTGGGCCGATTGGTCGAGCGGTTGACTACATGGGAATCGCAATTAGAACATCCGGTAGGCTTTTGACTGCTGAGGATGAGTTTTTTAAGGCTGTTGGCTATCGGATGGAGCTTCATGCTCAGGCATATCGCACCGCTTTTAATGAGGGCTTAACTGGCGATAAGGCCGCCGCTAGAGTTGCGGAGATAATTAACAACCCCCCACAAAACATCAAGATGGCGGCAATTGACGCGGCTAGGTACGGTACGTTTACTAACTCTGTCGAAGGTATGAAGATTCAGCGCGTTCAAGGATTGAGAGAGGCCGCTGAAAGAGGAAAAGCAAAAATCCCAGAATCCCGCGTTATCTTGCCGTTTATTAGTACGCCATCAAACATCATGTCGTATGGTTTAGAGCGCACCCCGATCTCAATGTTTAGCCGTGGAGTCAAAGAAGAGCTAGAGGCTGGCGGAGCTAGAAGAGATTTAGCGTTAGCCAAAATAGCAACGGGTAGCATGATTATGGCGGTAAGTGCTGACCTTGCTTTAAGTGGTTCGATTACAGGAGGAGGCCCGGCAAATAGGGATATGAAAGCCCTTCTTAGAACAACTGGCTGGCAACCATATTCGATAAAAGTAGGTGACAAATATTACGCCTATAACCGACTTGATCCTCTTGGTATGACGATTGGGTTAGCCGCTGACATGACTGAAATTATTGGTCAAAAAGATGAATACGACGCTCAACAAATTGCCGTCGCCGCGTCTCTTGCGGTTTTTCAAAACCTTTCAAGCAAAACGTATTTGTCTAGTTTTACAGAGTTTTTGGATGCGTTTATGAGCGCAAGCGATGATCCTGATTCTCAAAACTATAAGCTAGAAAGATGGTTCACCAGAGCGGCTGGCGGATTTATTCCTTTCTCTTCTGCTTTCAGGTCGGTGGAAAGAGTTATGGACCCGACTGTGCGTATAGGCTTCGATCAAGGAGCAATTAATAATTTCTTGCGAAGAGTGCAAACAGGCATACCCGGATACTCAGAAGACCTTCCCCCTCGCAGAAACATATTTGGGGACATTATTGTTTTAGAAGGCGGCATTGGCCCTGATATAATGTCTCCAGTTTACCAAAGTGAGGTAAAGGACAATCCGGTCGCTGAGGAAATGGTAAGGCAACGGGCGCTTTCGGGAATGCCTCGCGCAAACATTCGCGGAGTTGATTTAGACCCGTGGCAGTATGACAGGTATGTTCAGTTAACGGCTGGAATTGATGTTGCTGGTAAGCCTACTTTGTATCGAAAGCTAGATGAGTTGATGAGAAGCCCGAGCTACAAAAGACTGTCTGACGGAAGAGATGGAAATAAGCGAAGGAAGATTTTGTCGATAATTGACAAGTACAGAATGGATGCAAGAGAGGCGTTATTGCGAGAGGATGTTAGCTTAAAACTAGCAATAGAAAACGCCGAGAAAGAAAAGCAAAAGAAAGCCAGAGGAAACTAGGCGATGACAGTAGCAGACAACACAAGCCGTAACCAATATTCCGCGACTTCTGGTCAGACGGTATTCGCGTATACGTTCGAGATCGTAGACAAGGACGATATTGTCGTATTGAAGAACGGCACTACCCTCTCAGAGGGCACAGATTACGCTGTATCAGGCGTAGGCACTGATAGTGGTGGCAATGTAACCCTTACCGCTGGAGCGTCTGCAAGCGACGTACTGACCCTTTACCGGGACATGCCCTATTCTCGCACCCAGAACTACACAAACTCTGGTGACTTCTTAGCCTCTGACGTAAACAGCGACTTCGATAATCTATGGCTGGCAGGTGAGCAGACTAATCGCTCATTCGAGCAATCTGTTCGCAAGCCTATTACTGACTCGGACTCTATCTCGATGGAGCTACCCGAAGCGGCTGATCGAGCCAACAAGGTGCTGGGGTTTGACGAGAATGGTGCGCCATCGACAACACTCGTTACTTCGGATGCTCAGACTATCGCTAGTGTGGCGGCTGACATTGCGACCCTTGCTGACATTGAAGATGGAACCGTTGCGACTGATGCAATCACTAATGTAAATGCAATCCGAACCGACGTTACTACTGTTTCTGGGGTTTCTTCAGAAGTAACAACTGTTGCGGGTAACACATCCAATATCAACACTGTATCTGCTGACCTAAGTGGCGACGATGATATAGGCACTGTCGCTGGTTCTATTGCTAGTGTTAATACAGTTGCGGGTATCTCAAGTGACGTGACAGCGGTGGCTGGTAACAATGCCAACATCACGGCGGTAGCTGATAACGAAGCCAACATCAATGCGGCTAATGGTCACGCAACTACTGCAAGCACTAAAGCGGCAGAGGCGGCAACGTCAGCGTCTAACGCCGCTACATCAGAATCTAACGCGGCTACTTCTGCCACTAATGCGGCAACATCAGAGACTAACGCATCCACATCGGAAACTAATGCCGCAACCTCTGAGACTAATGCGGCTACTTCCGCAACTAACGCGGCTACGTCTGAAACCAATGCGGCCACTTCAGAGACTAATGCGGCGGCTAGTGCAACTGCGGCGGCGGCTTCTGCGGCATCTATCGACCCCAATGATATTGATATCAATGGCGGTACGATCGACGGTGTAGCTCTTGGCTCGACCAATACGTACAACGCTATTAATCACACTGGGACTGCGACGTTTAGCACAACCAGTAACGCAACTAACGTCGTCCTTACTTCCACAGACGGAGACAGTGGAGTTGGCCCGCTTTTAAAGCTGTATAGGAATTCTCCCTCACCAGCAAGTGGCGATATCACGGGTAGCATTCAGTTTAGAGCAGAAAACAGCGCTGACGAAGACGTTAATTATACTGATATGCAAGCCAAAATCGGCGACCCGACAGATGGCGCAGAGACAGCAGAGTTTAAACACCGCGCTCGTATTAATGGGTCTATGCGAGAAATCTATAGCATAGAAGAGGTAGTTGCCGACTCTGGAAATATTGAGTTTGTAGTCAATCCAAGCAACGTCGCTGATGTTGATTTTAGAGTCAAGGCTGACTCTGGAGCGGCCTTCTTTGTAGATTCTACGGCTACAGGTTATGTGGGCGTTCGTACATCGGAACCCGAAACTGCTCTCGATGTACGTGGCACTATTCAGATTAAGGGCGGAAACCCTTCTCTCGACATAATAGACTCGACGGTTACAGGTAACCTCAGCCAATTTATCGGCGAAAACGATGGCCTACGGTTAAACCTCAAAGGCTCTGATTCTGTTAATGGAGGCGCATTTCACCTACGCCAGTATAATGGCAGTGACTATCAAACTAGGTTCCAAATCCAAAACGATGGCGACATCGAGATGCGGGACGATGCCACCCTCATTAAATTCAACTTCGATGCCAGTACCGGCAACGTAAACATAGGTGCAAGCACTGCTGACGCTGACGCTCAACTGCGTGTCGAGGGAGACGTAAGAGTCGTAGACGCAAACATTCGTGTTGATGAAAGACTGCAAATTGGCTCGCCTAACTCTACGCAAGCAATAGATGCGGCACTGCATATCAGGGGCGGTCAACAAGGAGGGTTTGCTACTTTTACCGGCAGTGGCACTGCGGGATCTAATGTCCTGACCGTAACTGCGGTTTCTTCAGGAACTCTTGAGGTAGGCGATCATGTATTTGGCAGTACCTTGTTGCCAGCTCACATGATTATTACTGAGCAACTAAGTGGCACAACTGGCGGAGTTGGTACTTACGAGGTAAGCCAAGACTTCCCAGAAGACAAAAGCAGTGGAACATTGTTTGCCGCTAATACATCGCCAACGAGTATTCGCATTGAAAATACAGACGGAGGCGTGTCAAATGCCCAGTCAATAGGCACCATTGACTTCTTTGACAGCGACGGCACAACAGACGGCGTTAAGGGCTTTATTGAAGCAGGGGCTTACGACTCAACGCCAGATACCTATTTAGCTTTTGGTACTAACAAGCAGACAGAAGGCACTCGTGAGACAGCCCGTGAGGTTGGTAGGTTTGACCACGGCGGCAATCTTCTCGTTGGTAAGGTTAGAAACGTAGACTTTCAAACAGGAATTGCCCTTCAGCGCACCGGTCAAGGCTCTTTCACTGCGGACGGAGATCACCCTATTGAGGTTCGCAGAAAAACAGACCACGGCGATTTGTTCTTAGGTCGAGCAGATAGCACCATCACAGCCAGAATCATGTCTGTTGCCTCAACAGATGAAGCGCCTGTATACGCTAACGGTGATGGGCATGGCGTAAAAGTCATGAACTTAGCGCTCCTGCCTTGGGACGGGGTTGACGACTTAGCCAGAGATGACAAAGTAGATCTCGGCTCTGCTACCGCTAGATATAAGCGCCTGTATTTAGGTAGCGATGCGGAGATCGACGGGAACGTGAACGCCGCCGCTTTTAACACCACATCAGACCAGCGTCTCAAAGAAAATATTGCTGATGCAGACGATGCCGGTGCAATTGTAGATGCTATTCAGGTTCGTAAATTCGATTGGATTGATGAAGGCGAACACCAGCGATACGGCATGGTGGCTCAAGAGTTAAACACCGTTGTACCTGAAGCGGTTACTGTCCCAGAAGACGTAGACGAAATGATGAAGGTGGACTACTCAAAGCTAGTGCCTATGCTTGTAAAAGAAATTCAATCACTACGTGCAAGAGTTGCACAACTTGAAGGAGAAGCCTAATGGCTACATGGACTATTAGCGAGCTTGAAAGAGACGTTGCTACACTGAGGTTGACGGAGATTACTCTGCGTCAGCCTACGGTACTGTTGGGCTTACCCCCGACGCTACCGCTGATGACTTCGTTGCCTATGACTCACTGACTGAGGATGTTGTCCTTGGCTGGGTACAGGCAGAAGTAGATCAGACTGAGATTGAGGCAGGATTGACTGCCAACATCGCAGAGCAAAAGACACCCGCAACAGCAACAGGAATGCCTTGGTAATGATTACAATTGATGACAAGACTTACACTGAAGAGGATCTGGACGTAGATCAGAAAGCGTTAGTGGCTCGCTTGCAGGTATTGCAACAAGAGGCTGACCGACTACAGACCAACCTATCCGACACAAACATTCTGATGAATGCGTATGGCAATGCTTTGCGATCTAGCTTGGCTGATCCAGAGAATACCGATGTCGAAGATTAAGTCTTTACTAAAGCGAGTGGGCGTATCGGCAGTTAACAAGCCGAAGCGCACCCCTAAGCACCCAAAGAAATCGCACGTCGTTGTAGCGAAAGAGGGTGATCAGGTTAGGACTATACGCTTTGGTCAGCAGGGTGTATCCGGCTCCCCGGCTAGAGAGGGAGAATCTGAATCGGCACGTAAGCGCAGGAAGTCATTTAAGGCGCGTCATGCCAAGAACATAGCCAAGGGCAAGATGTCTGCGGCTTACTGGGCAAACAAGGAAAAGTGGGCATGAGAAAGCCAAAGAAAGGTTTGTACTACAACATACAAAAGAAGCGAGAGCGTATTGCGTCTGGCTCTGGTGAGCGTATGCGTAAGCCCGGTGCTAAGGGCGCGCCAACTGCTAAAGCGTTTAAGGATGCGGCTAAGACTGCAAGGAAGTAATGATTGATCCGGTCACTGCCGCCGCTGGATGTGCCAAAGCCTATGCCATGGTTAGAGGCATGGTCGAAGCCGGTAGATCCGCTGAGGACACGCTATCTCAAATCGGCGTTTGGTGGGGGCATTACAGTGACGCGATGGAGTGCGACAAGAAAGATCCGTCGCCCTTCCGCAAGGTGGTATTCGCTAAGAGTGTACAGGCTGAAGCCTTAGAGCGCTTTGCCAGACAGCAAAAGCTAAGAGCGCAAAGGCGCGAGATCGTTTTGCTAATCAAGTATACCTATGGCGATGACGGCCTAGAGGAGTTCAGACAGCTACAAAAGACTATCAGCCGGGAACGTGAGCTGACGATCTACAACCAAAAGAGACTGAAAGAAAAAATACTGGCAGGAATTCTTGGTATAATCGGAGTCATACCCATTGTATTTTTGATTTGGTTAATTGTTGATAAGGGCGGTAAATGAGATGGATGTGGCACAGGAAGCACTGATTAAACTAGAGGCGCACGAGAAAGAGTGCCTGATCAGATACGAGAACATCCAGCGCCAGCTTGATGAACATAACGTCCGCTTCGATAAGCTAGATGCCGCAATGAACCGCCAGCTCATAGTTATTATGACCGTCATCCCGTTAGTCATCGGCGTCATAGAGTTCATCCGATGATTGAACACCTCATAGGCCCTGTTACTGGGCTACTTGATAAGTTTGTAGAAGACAAAGATCAGAAGGCTAAGTTAGCCCACGAGATCGCAACCCTAGCTGAGAGGCAAGCACATGAAATTGCAAAATCTCAAATCGAAGTTAACAAAGCTGAAAGCCAAAGCGGTAGCGTATTTATTGGCGGGTGGCGTCCGGCCACCGGTTGGGTATGTGTTCTCGGTTTTGGCGTCAACTTTCTTGTTATTCCTCTTACTAACTTGTTTCTTTCTGTAACTGAGAACCCCTTGCTTGTTCCGTCACTGGACGTTAGCGAGATGATGCCTGTCCTGTTAGGGATGCTGGGGCTTGGTTCTATGCGTACCGTAGAGAAAACTAAGAACGTCGCAAAGCAATGACCTACAAGTTTTTCAGACTCGAAGAGTTCAACTGTACCCACACGAACCTCAATAAGATGGACCATGAGTTTCTTCTGAAGCTCGATGAGTTGCGTGAAAAGGTAGGATTCCCGTTTCGCATTACTTCTGGCTACAGGGATGCAACCCACCCCGCTGAAGCACGTAAAGCTGAACCCGGTACAGGCTATCATTGCCAAGGTCTCGCGGCTGACATCGCTGTCTCTAATGGCTTCGAGCGTATGAACATTGTGCATGAGGCAATCAAGATGGGATTCTCTATCGGTGTTGCCAGAACCTTTGTACACGTTGACGATCGAAAGACCACTCCGGTCATGTGGACTTATTCATAAACATAAACTGTTTGCATTCTCCTAAAACATAACGTAAAGTGTTTGGTGTTCCATGTGGAACTAACCAAGGGAGAAGCAAAATGCCAGAATTTGATTTCTACGAAATCGTTACTCAATACCCAGATTGGGAAGAGAACATTGATTGCATTGAAGACATGGACATTCGCCGTGACTTAATGCGTCAAGTCGAACGCGACTCATCCGAGCTTGCACCTACCGCCGCACACCAAACCGGATCTGAACTGGAATTCGTTGACATGATTTTCAACGACCAGATGGACCCTGCTGATGTCGTTAACAAACTCCGCACAATGCTTTGGAACTACGCCAAGCCAATGACCATTGAGGCCATTGCCGATGAGCAGTCAAAGTACGCTTATGAAATGGATATCAAGCCTGAGACGGCGCTTGATCTGGGGGTACGTGACAGTGACTTTTGATACCGAAGAAGTGTTGAGCAAGGGATTACGCCAGCACATGGACCCCAAGGTCCGGGCGTACAGGTGTGGTTTCGAAGATGGCATGGCCCATGATTGGGGCAAGCGCCACATACCCGATCAGGACTACGAGGCAGGGTTTGCCCGTGGTTATGAATTAATTCAAATGATGGACGCGGCGAGTGTCGCAGGAGAAGTAGCATGAATGGTGTCGTAAAAATCCACGGTAAAGAATATAAGACCGTGGCACTTCGGGTCGCAGAGTTTAGGGCGGCTCATCCCGATTACACAATCTCGACTGATCTGGTCGAGGCCAATGATGTACTGGTCATTATGAAGGCCAGCATCTTGGATAACGAAGGCCGTCTACTGGCTACTGGCTACTCAGAAGAGGTACGTGCCGCCAGCAAGATCAATGCAACCAGTGCGCTAGAGAACGCAGAGACCTCGGCTATTGGTCGCTGTCTATCAGCTTTAGGCTTTGGCGGTACTGAGTATGCGTCTGCCGATGAGGTTGCCAACGCTATCCAACAGCAACAAGACACCGGGCCAATCATGGCTCACAACGAAGCACTACAGCGTAACTATGCGTCTGTGTACTTCATCAAAGAACACCTCGCATTGAAGGCATGGGAGGCTGTAGCAGAAGCATGGGGCGAGATCAGTAACGACGACAAGAAGGCATTGTGGGTCGCACCTAGTAAGGGCGGCATCTTCACAACTGCCGAGCGTAGTGATCTCAAATCAAATGAGTTTAACGAAGCACGTAAGCTAATCTTGGGAGAGACAGCATGAGTAAAGAAAGAAGCACCCAGTTTGAAAGGTTTTATTTGAAGGCCTGTGAAATGGTAATGATGGAAAAAATTGCAACGGGCAATGACGTTCCAATGATCGACCCTGCAAATACAGCGAAAGAGGCCATGCCGTTGGCCGTAGAGATGCAACAGTGTTACCTAGAGAAAAAGTTTGACGATGAGCAGTGGTGGAGAGAAAACGAGGGCGAGATGAAGGCTATGTGGGAGCAAGCCCAAATCGAAAAGTGGGCAGGTATTGCAAAGGAGAAAGCGCAATGAGCAAGGAAACAGTTTTCGCGGATGGATTGATCTGCAAGCGTAAAGAAAGCGCACCAGATTTTGTGGTGTGCAATCTGTCAATCAAGAAGTCGGAAATGATTCCCTTCTTAAACGCTCAGTCGGGCGACTGGGTAAACCTTCAAGTTCTTAAAGCAAAAAGCGGAGATAAGATTTATGCCAAGCTCGATACATGGGAACCAGACCCGGCAAAAGTTCATGCGGATGGCGTTCAGCAAGCCAGACAAGCCGTCGCAACCCCAGCCGAGCAGTTCGATGACATTCCATTTTGACATCGGGCAATCCATACGCGCCGCGCAGAAGCAATGCAGTGTGTCTAATCGGCAGATGGCGAAAGACTTCGAGGTGTCAGAGATGACAGTGCAACGGTGGCGCAACAGTGAGGACTCAACCCTAACGAAGATAGTCAGGTTAGCTGATTACTTTAAGATGGACTTTGAGTCGTTTCTTGAACTGCCATATACGGAGGAAGTATGAGTGATCCAAAGTATCCAGTAGTCGATGGCAAGATGAGCCATATTGACGGGTATGTTTTGCCAGAGGATGAGCCAACAATGGTGTTTAGAGGTAAGGACATCGGCTCTTTAATGGCTATCTGTGAGTACATTGAAATGCTGGAAGAGCAACCACAAAACCCGGTGATTGTAAGTCATCGAGTCAGTTCATTAGAGCGGCTGTTGGCGTTTTACAACTACCAGATGCAGAACCCCGACCTGCAAAGTGTCGGCTGTTCTCGAAGGGCGCATGAAGGGGCTTCATCATTTCTTATGCGAGCGCGTCGAGTGCTAGAGCTAAACGAACCGTTTCTTGAAGAATTTGGAGACAAGGTATGAGCCAGAAAGATCGGGTGCTTCAGTACCTCAAGCAAGGTAAGGTGTTGAACAGACTGAATGCATGGGATGAGCTGGGGGTTATTGAGACTCCAGCTCGTATCTCAGAGTTGCGGCATGAAGGTCACGACATCCAAACAACCATGAAGCAAGTGTTGAATCGTTATGGCGAGCAGGTGCGGATAGCTGAGTGGTTCATAAGATAAAAAAAGGCCCCATCACTGGGGCCATGTCACTTGTCCAAGGGAGGGACTACGTGATATCTTCAAGGGGTCAACTAAGAAGATGAATGGATTATACACTACAATACTCATTCGTATCCTCCCTTATCTACTTTTTTGTCAGAGATTACTGGGCGTTAGGCCGACGAACCTAAGAACGTCGGAGACGGAGTTGACCCTCTCCATGATGCGCCCCGCAGGCCGAGAGCTGGTCAAGCGGATAGATGTCAAGATTCGATACAGTAATCATAGCTCGTCATTACTAATTAACTGATTTGTCGGAGCTTGCTCCGGCATTAAAAGGGAAGTGTGGATGAAATTAAGTAATCAAATAAGGCTAAGGCTAGACTCATGGGCTGGCGAGGGCGATATCGTTATATCTGATACATGGGAAGAACACGATGCGCTATGGCGGGCTGATATTCTTAAGGACTGGATTCTTCATTTAGGCGAGCTGTATAGCGATGCTTGTGAGGACATGGGCAGGGATGGACCTACCGCAATTGAATTCGTGAAGGTCTCTTATGATCATTCTTAATGACGGTACTTACTACGAACCCGATGATGAATACCTGATCCAACTGCAACAGGCTTATTCAACTGTCGATGTCTTTGCCGAGCTAAATGCGATGGCTATGTGGTGCGATGCCAACCCCAAGAAACGTAAGACCCCGCGAGGTATTAAGCAGTTCATTACCTCATGGCTCAAACGTGCCGCCGACATGGAAAAGGGTGTGTCCCCATTTGCCGAGAAAATGCAGACAACTTCTGGTAAAATCGGCTTGAAGAGTTGGAGCTTCCTAGACGATTGCACCCATGACTTTCTTAAATCCGAGAAGTATCGAGCGCACTGCCTTGAGAAGTATGGGCAGTACGTCACCTTCGAAGGCGAGCGGGTAACTGCATGAGTATCCCCCGTGCAAACCGAAAACCATACAAACCTTACCAACCATGCAAACCCCGTACCTATGCGGTTTGTTCGCTTTGTTCGCTTTTCTCGGTTTTCGCTTTGTTAGGGGGAGTGGTCCGATGAGCGAGCGATGGTTTGTTAACAACAAATTCCAAGCCGATCAGTTCTGTGAATACATTCGGGCTAACCAAGACAAGGGGAATATCTACGAGATCATTCCTGTCACCCGAACCGGAAAGCAGAACGATGCGATCCATGCTTATTGCCGAGAAGTCGCAAGTGTTATGGCGGCGCACGGTATGGACATGAAGACCGTCATCAAGGAAGGCGTCCCCATTGATCCCACTATGTACCTGATTAAAGATTATATGTGGCGTCCAATTCAAAAGGCTGTAACAGGCGTTGAGTCCACCAGAAAGATTAATCCCGTGGAGGTCAACGAAATTTATGAGGTCTTGAGTAGACTACTTGTCGAAAAATGGTCGATCAACGTGCCATTCGGGAGGCGCACTTAACATCTATCCGGGGGGAGATGATGTCATTACTTGAGTATTGTACTACCGACAGACAACGACAAATCGTGGAGCTTTACGAACAGGGCTTGGGTTATACGAAGATCGGCCAGCAGGTAGGTATTGGCCGTCTTAGTGTTAGAGATTGTATTAAAGGCGTAAAAAATAAAGCCGCCGCCCAAGGCTATTCACCCGAGCATGACATGACTCGCACTGTCCCCGACACCTTCAAGGTTAAAGGGGTGTCAACCTACTACAACGAGGACGGAAAACCCGTCGGTCAGTGGGTTAAGTCGATGGCTGATAGAGAGGCAATGCTTGAGGCGGCGCTTGAGTCATTCAAGGCTGGATTCCTTGAAGAGATAGATGGCCTCTACAAGCCCATAGAAGCCCCAGAAGCGGCAAAGAACGAGGACAGACTATCGGCCTACCTCGTAGGAGATCATCACCTGAACGCCCTCTGCTGGTCCCCTGAGACGGGTGGCGATGACTGGGATACAAACATTGCTCAAGACGTACTGATCAAGGCCGTCGATAAGCTGGTATCTGCGGCAGGTGACTCAGAAGTAGGTGCGCTAATCAATCTCGGAGATTTTTTGCATGCAAATACGTCAGAAAATAAGACGGGAAAAGGGACCGCCGTCGATGTTGATGGAAGATTAGGCCGGGTCATTCGTATTGTCGGGAACCTATTCAAAGTCCTAATCACTCGGATGTTGGAGACGCACAAGGAAGTGTGGCTGATTAACGTAAGGGGTAACCATGATCCCGATGCAAGCCTCTGGCTAAACGAAATGATGCGCCTATACTTCCATGATGAACCACGGGTGAAAGTGTTCGACAATTTCTCCAAGTGGATACATTTTGAATGGGGCAAGACTCTTGTGGTTATGCACCACGGGGACCGGGTAAAGACTCAGGCGCTTTATGAGGCTGTGACGCGAGACTACGCGGAGGAATGGGGCCGGACGACTAACCGATACTTATATCACGGGCATATCCACCACCGGACTGTGACGGAGATGGGCGGCTTGCACCTCGAATCGTTTGGCGTGTTATGTCCACCGGATGCGTACCATTCAGCATCGGGCTATGGGTCTGCAAGGTCCATGTCGTGCGTTATACTTGATAAGAACTATGGCGAGCACAGTCGATTCAAAGTTGGCATTGATGAGGTTAAGGCATGATCCCAATTATTAGCTGTCCGTTACCGGGCGGAGGTCAAGCACTTATCAAGACGCAGGATATTGGCGGCGCAACCAGCACCAAGAACCCGAAAGAGTGCGACGTTTATGTGCTAAATTGGGCGGTTACCGGGATCACAGTCGATTTAAGTTTGGATGACTTCGCGGAGATATGGGTCTCTGCTTTATTTGATGAGGGATCAAATGACATTGAAATCATATTTACCCCAGATGAATTGCACTGAATGCTTCAAGATCATGGTGCCGCAGTTCAGGAAAGAGTATCCCCATAAGCTGGAAGGCTGGTCATGTGACTGCGGGAACAGCGAGAAGGCAATACTTCGAGAGCGTCAATACACGAGGGCCGATGATGGCAGTCAAGAGAGATCAAGCGGACATTTGGTTTAGCAAAGCAGTAAGGCTACGCGATGGGAAGTGTATGCACTGCCACAAGACTGATCGGCTCGAATGCTCACATATCTATGGCAGGGCCAACAAGCGAGTACGCTGGGCCATGTCAAATTGTATAGCCCTCTGCCACGCTTGCCACAGATACATGACGTCCAATCCCGTGGCGCACTTCGACTTTCTGAATGACCTGCTTGGCGAGGAACACATGGATAAGTTGCGGATGGATCGCAATGAGATATACAAGACTAATAAACTATTGAGGAAGGATATCGCGGCGCATTACCGCGATGAGGTCAGGCGTAAGGAACTTGATCCTGATTACGAGATTCAGAGCTGGAACTAACATAGTCCAGATAATACTGCCTAAGAATGAAACGATCCCGGAGCTTAGTCAGGGCGCTCTTTTCTAACTGAGCCACCCTACTCCGGGTGATACCTAGCTCATCGGCAATCTCTTGATGGGTCATTAGGTAATCGTCATTAATTGCTCTTGTCATTATTTCCCCTAAAAGAAAAGGCCGCTTATGCGACCTTTCTGTTGCTTCGCTTGAGGATGTGAACGCGATGCTGATACTGCGGCATTTCGCACTCAGGGCAGTAGCCCGGATTCAAGATGATCGGGTCTACGTAGACGTACAGATCGCCGTCATCGTTCATATACACAGCGTGGTTAATGCCATCAGACATAACCTTGTTATCAACCCACTTTTCGCCAGTAGTGTTAAAGTTCATTTCCTTTCTCCCTTGGTAAAGACCGCTTATGCGGCCTTGACTTGATCTAAGGCTTTCTTTGCGGCGTTCATTGCCTCGTCAAAAGTCACTTCCTTTACGATTGTTTTTAGCACCTTCCACTTATCCCCAGCCATAACTGTATAAGTGCCAGTGCCGCCTGTTGCTGTTGAAACTTCGAAAATTTGCATTTCAAAACCCATTTCCTTTCTCCCTTGGTTAGTGGCTGTGTCCCCAGCCGATGAACAGAGTAAACCATACCTAAAAATACAATGTCAAACACTTTTTGTTTGTTTTTTAAAATTAATTTAATGAGCGGACACAAAGACCCCATGTATGTCCGTGACAAAACACAAAAATAGTTGCAAACAGACAAATTGTGTTATACTAATCGAATGTGTACTACAGTGAAGCGAGCCATGTTCTGCACTCGTAACGGCTATAAGCACATTGAGAACCTCGATCAGGTCTGCGTACTTGTCGGGCGTTTGAAAGGACTTACGGAGTCCGAGTATCTCGATCTGTGTGCTATCAACAAGCTAGAGAATGCACGAGCGTTAGAGATGGCGAAACATTACCCCAGTCACTAGGCATGGGGATATAACAGGCCGAAAAGGTCACGGGGCTTCTTGCCCCTCAAAAAAAGGGATGGGTCATGTACGAACAAGAAATGTTTAACAGGAATCCGGGCTTAGTAATTGGCGCGGTTATCTTATTTATCACTGTGTTGGGCATCGTAGGTAATGCCGACATGGAAGAAGAGATTAGCCAATACGAGTTTTATTGTGAGAACGTCGCCATGTGGATTGATTCCAATGGTGAGAACGGGCATCCAAACTTTCGAGGTGTAGATTGTGAAAGTTCTTGATCTATTCGCTGGGATCGGTGGCTTTACCATCGGTCTTGAGCGAGCAGGATTCGAGACAGCGGCTTTCTGTGAGATAGATCCTTATGCTCAGAAAGTCTTGCGCAAGAATTGGCCCGGAGTACCGATCTATGACGATGTACGAACAATCACAGCAGAGCGACTGGCTTCAGACGGAATTGGAGTCGATGTCATTACCGGAGGTTTCCCCTGCCAAGACATTTCAGTCTCAGGAAACCAAGCAGGAATACGAGACGGAACACGGAGTGGCTTATGGTCAGAGTGCGCCCGTCTTATTGGGGAGCTTCAGCCCCGATACGCCATCTTTGAAAACGTCACAAACTTGCTTAATGGAGAACGGGGAGCTTGGTTTAAGCGAGTACTTTGGGACATTTCCGCGCTCGGGTATGATGCGGAGTGGCACTGTATACCAGCTTCCGAACTTGGCGCGCACCATCACAGAGATCGGATCTGGATTATTGCCTACCCCAGTGGCGTCGGACATGGGCAGTGCATCGCAGAAACGAATCAATCAAACGGGGCATCCGAAGGCGGCGTTAAGGGAAGCGATATTCTGGCCTACGCCGAACGCAAGCCAAGGCGGGACAACGGGAAACTGGAAGCCGGTGAGAGACAGTGGTCACACAGTACAACTGAGTCTCGCCCAATCTGTCAGAAACTTACGAATACAGCAGGGCAAGCCTTTTGGTGGACTGAACCCGACGTGGGTCGAGTGGCTAATGGGATTCCCTCTAGGTCACACAGACTTAAATGCTTAGGCAATGCAGTAGTGCCGCCAATACCAGAGCTGATAGGAAGGGCGATAAATGAAGCTAACGTATAAGGACGTGCAGGAAGCATCAAAGCTGAATAACAGTGGCGTTACGTTCGACAGCCTAGCCACTATCTTTGATGTAAGCCCAACAACTATTCGCCGATATATTCGGGCGTTTGAGCGTTACGGGAAATCATTCTGGGGACCCTATCCAACTGAGGTCAACGATGCCTGATCAACGTGGTAAACTAGACAAGGAAACGCGGGACAGACACTTCCCCGAGTGGAATGGCGGGAAAGGATCAAGAGCGCGTAAATCAACACAGGCAAGCCGGAAGGCATACGCTGATAACTGGGATAGGATATTCGGTGGCAAAGACAAAGGCACAGCTTAATAGACAGATGCGACAAGAGGGGTTGAGAGACTTCCTTGCCCAGCAGAAGCTAATTGAGCAAGTCATTGAAATTTCTAATAAATTGATTGAGCCAGAGGAAGAATATGACGCTCTGGACATTCAACGTATGCGTACAGCGGCAGAGCTGAATCTAAAGCTGACATCAAAGTTCCTGCCAGACCTCAAATCGACCGAGCTAACCGGCCCAGAAGGTGGTGATTTAGTCATTCAGGTTCAACGTAAGCGCTTCGATGGCGAAGATTGAATATATAACCAAGCCACCCGGTAAAGTTCTCGAAGAGTTCGCCGATTGTAGGGCGCGCAACTCATTCATCATGGGGCCACTCGGCTCCGGCAAGACAGTCCAAGTCATCCTTAAAATGCTAGAGCTGATGTGCGAACAAGCACCAGTCACTCGGGAGACGCATCCCAACTACGGCGTAAGGCTCAGTCGGATCATCGCGGCACGTAATACTTACAGCGAACTATTCTCCACGACTATCAAAGACTGGCTCGAGGTGCATGGGGATCTAGGTGAGTTCAAGCAGGGCAACAAGGAACCGCCAACGCATAAGATCCAGTTCAAGTTAGAGGATGGCACGACCGTACGCAGTGAAGTCATCTTCATCGCCTTTGATCGCCCTGATCACGTCAAGAAGGCACGGGGTATCCAGACCACATGGGTATGGCTAAACGAGGCCAAGGAGCATTCCAAGAGCGTTGTGGACATGCTCGACCTTAGATGTGGCCGTTACCCGTCAATGAAGGAAGGTGTACGACCAACACACTACGGAATGATAGGGGATTCAAATGCTCCGGACGAAGATCACTGGTATTACCGACTTGCTGAAGAAGAAAGGCCAGAAGATTGGAAGTTTCATCGTCAACCCGGTGGAGTCTATCGGGAGGGAGATGGTTGGTATCTCAATACCAAAGCGGAGAACCTCCACAACCTTCCAGAAGACTACTATCGGCGAGGGCTACAGGGCAAAAGCGATGACTGGATTAAGGTCAACTTGGCTAACGAGTATGGCTTCGTCTCAAGCGGTAAGCCGGTACATCCTCTATACACTGACTCTATCCATTGCTTGCCTGATCTTTACATTCCTAATAACGATACACCTGTCGTATTGGGTTTTGATTTCGGTCGGACACCAGCTTGTGCGTTTCTACAACGTGATGCGCTCGGTCGCTGGATTTGCTTCGACGAATTCTGCCTAACCGACAGCGGAGCTGTAGACTTTGCTCCGAGCCTAAAGCGATACATCGACGCTAACTATCCTCACATCAGGTTCCGTGGCTGGGGCGATCCCTCGGGCGACAACAAGAACCAAGCGAATGCCGACACACCATTCAAGATCATGCGAGCGGCTGGGATACCCTGTACGCCAACGCTGTCCAACGACCCTGCTTTACGACGTGCGGCGCTTGAACTGCCGATGAAAGAGTTGTGCATGGATGGCAAGCCACGATTCCTAATCAGCCCGAAGGCGAAGATGATTCGCAAGGGATTACAAGGCGGGTTCTGCTATCGACGTATTCAGGTATCAGGTGAGAAGTACACCGATGAGCCTGACAAGAACGAATACAGTCACCCGGTCGAGGCGCTTGAGTACGCAT